AAAGAAGCGGATGCGGTCATAGGAGTTACGTTATATGCTATTCCACCTGAAAATGCAGGATTTGGCATTAATGCTGTTGCAGTTAAAGCAGTTGGGAATATCCATGCAGAAATTGGCCATTTATATAAATCTGTTATATTTGTTGATGTTAATGCTGAAGGAAATACTGAAATTTCATCAACATATCCATTATTGAATGATGAAAGAAGTGTTGTTTCATATCCAAGCCATCCTTTTGCTAAATTATTAAAATCTGTATTTATTAATCCACCAGATGCATTTGATCCAATAGATGTTCCATTTACATAAAATGTAGTTGAAGATGAGTTTGCTACAATTGCAACATGATACCAAGTATTTTGAGAAATAGTTGTGCTGTATGAAGCACCCATATTTCCTGAATTACCAACATTATATTGATATCCAAGAATTAATGATGTTGAATTTGTAAGTGTTGCATAAATAGAAAATAATCTTAAATTATTACCAGTAAGTCCATTATTTAAACCAAGTAATCTTCCGCCACCATTTCCATTAAATTTAACCCATGCAGAAAATGTCCAGTTGTTTGTGAATAATGATGTTGATTCAGTTGTATTAAAATATGAAAGTTTTTGACTACTGTTAGAAAGAACGCATTTGCTTACAATACCAGTTTGATTTGCTGTAAAACTTCCATAACCAGATCCTTGAGAAATTGTTGCAGATATTGATCCAGTATTAACTACAGGCCATGAAGTATTATCTAATTTAAAATAATACGATGGACTAAATGATTGAACTAGATCATTATAACTTGAATATGATGGCATAAAAATAGGCTGCGGTTAGGCAGCCTTTACTCCTAACAATAAGAATTCTGGGTTAACTGCTGAAATGCTATTTCCATTTACAGAAAGAATAGATGTAAAGGCGGAGCGGGAAAGTTTATTGGAGGCAACATTATGAAACGCTACTTTGATAAATACTTTGGACTCCACTACTTCAGCGATTGCTGTGAGTGGTCCCGCTCCTACCTTTACGTTCATGGGATTACGCTACCGTAATACGCACAATACCTGTGCTGTCCCAAGTAATGGTAAAGTTACCATTTGTTGAAGATTGGTCTGAACCGAAGTCAACATAACCAATCAATGCCTTAGATGAGTTAGATGCACCAGAATCATCATAAACTACTGCATAACGAGCAGTAATTGTTGAAGATGACCATGTTGTATCAGCTGCATCAAGAACAATCACATTGCTGGTGCCATCATATGTAGCTGTTTTAGAAGCTAATGTTGCTCCACCAGTTGTGTAGCCAGTACCAGTTACTTCATAAGAAACTGCATCTGACCAATATGTGTGAGTGTCCTGATTTGGTGTATAAGAAGATGAAAGAAGACCAACCTTAATTGTGTCTGAATCCCAATCTACTTCTTTATTAAGAGCCTTTAGAAGGAAGTTACCGTATAGTTTTGAAGCCATTTGTTATTTCCTCCCTTAGTCTGCTGTCTTCTCAAGGATTGCGAATGCTGAAGGAGCAGTCACAGCGAATGCACGACGTGCACGGATCTTGAGTAGAACACCATCTGTATCGAATTTAGCGTCACGAGAAACTGCAGATTCAATTCCTGCACGGACACCATTTACCATCATGTCTGTGTTTCCTACGATTAGGAGTGGATTTGATTCTACAGGTGCACCTTCACCAGCAGATGCCTTAACAGCACCCTGTGTGAACACAACTGGGTATCCGAACAAGGTTGAGCTTGTTGGTCCGAGTGGTTGCTGAAGGATTGGACGGTGATTGTCATCCTGCAAGTTACGAAGTGACTGCATGAATGTTGGGTGAGCAATAAATGCTACCTTTGATGGATCGAAGTAATTTGACTGCTCTACAACTGCTAATGCATCTGAAAGCTGTGCAAATGTTACGTCTCCATTTGTTTGTTCGATTGAACCAGATGCATCGTCTACAGCCTTGTAAACAGATGTATATGGAAGTGCTGCTGTTGGATCAACTTCTGTTGCTCCAAGGCATGCTAGGTCGAATGACTTAGCCCAACGGCTTGCCCATTCGGTCTTATACTTATTTAGCACATCGATGAAAGAATCATTTAGATCTTCCTCTGAAATGTGCATAATCTTTGCCCACTTCTTTGCTTCTAGGATAATTGAATCAAGTGATGCACCTGCTTCAAGAATTTGGTCACCCTCTGCATAAACAGAAGGACCATCTGCAAAGAAACGAGAAATTAATTTTGTGGTTGTGCCCATAGCTTCTTTACGTGCTTTAGCTTCTACAGCTGATGCACGAAGTGCTTCTTGGACAACAACTGATGAATGCTCTTCAACAATGTAGCCGTTACCGTCTCCACCATTAAATACGCTTAAATCAATTCTTGACATTTAATTAGTTTCCTTTTCTTAGATAATTTTTGCTTGGAATAATATAATCGTACCAATTATTATTAGATCGCAAGCCAAATCGTCCAATTTGAAACTTGCTATATGCTAATTTTAGCACAATTTTTATTTGCCCATAATCTTTTTAGCTTGAATTTCTGATGCTGAAAGCGTAAAATCTGCTGTTGATGAGTTTCCTCCATCAGCCATTCCACCCAAAACACGTTTTGGATCAAACAATTCAGGGAAATCAGATTTCAAAGATTCAATTTGTGAATCTAATCCATCTAATTCAAAATCATCAGTTAGATTAATTTCTGATGATTTAATATATTTCATAAGTCTATCAGCATTTGGAATACCTGAACCACTTAAACTTGCAATAATTTTGTCATGCTTAATTTTTTCTTGAAGCATTCCTAATCTTGCTTTATGTGATTCAACTTCTTGGACAGTTAACTCTTTTTCCTCACGGAATTTCTTAGCATCTGCCTTTGCTCTTTCCAATGCAGATAAAACTGCAGCTGGATCCTTAATTTCTACGGACGTACCATCCATATTTTCCATTTTTTCTCCTATGCCTTTGCGTCTGGGACATTACCTTGCTCGTTTGCAAGTACTGTCTCACGCTCAATTGCTGCTTGTTCTAAAGCGTAGTTATGAGCGTTAATTACTTCAGATGTTGGTGTTAAAGGTTCTCCAGGTTGTCCTAAAGATTCTGCTACAACAGCATCTGCAATTTCTGGATCATATCCAGCCTCAATAAGAATCTGACGTAGAGAAACTCCAACGCTCTTCTTACGAACTGCGATATCCCAATTGTCTAATGAATCGACAGATTCAGCATTTTCCCATTTGATTTCAACATCTGCTGGAACTCCATCAATCTTAAACATAAATTTAAATAAATCTCTCCAAGTTGAACCAAATGCTAATTGGCGATTTAGAACTTTCTTGAATAGTGGTGCTTCAGCTACACGCAAAGCCTGTCCTGATGGAAGGTTTGCACCACGCATAAAGTAATGTGTTGGTGTATTTGTAACTGATGCCATTGCATTTACATATTCAATAACTGGATTTGTAAATGCTGTTGAGTCTGCTGCTGGGAATTGTCCAACAGATGAGACACCTTGTAAGTACCAAAGTTCTCCTGGACCATTTTGTAGAGCAGATAAATTCTCTCTTGCTGTATCATCATCTGCAAAATCAGCAAATTCTGATCCATTTCCACCAGCTGCTAAAGCATAACGCTGTGGTGCACCCTGATAATCAACAGTCAGCATGTGAGTTGATATCAGCTTGTTTATAGCATCCTGTGGACCAAATGCATCAGCATGTTCTGGTCTTCCATATGGCTTATGTGTGCGGAAGTGGAATACAGGAATTTCATTCCATGGATTTGGAATTACATCAATTAATTTAAGATTCATTCCTTGTGACATTGTATCTAAATCACCATATGTTGCATATTTTTCAATACGATCTTTATAATACATGTTAAGTTTAAGAATCTTTGTTGAGTCATCCTGCTTAACCTGCCACAATTTAGCTGCAAATGATTTAATTCTTGGATTATCTTGATCATAAATCATTACGGTATTAATTGGTGAATTATAATCAATTGCTAAATCGCCATTCTCATCTGGCCAAACAATTGCATATGAATCACCATAAATAAGAGCATTACGATGAATTTCATTAATATCTAGCTTAATATCTGTTTGATCCCAAATTGTGTCAATATATGCTTCTGCTTCAGCTGTTCCAGCTAAAATTTGTTTAATTTCAAGTCTATTTAATACAGAATCAACTACAGTTTTGCTGAAATTGAATCTAAAATCGCTGCCCTCATAGCGAAATAACTTAAACCAGCGTTGATTGGCGAATACTTCACCATTTACACCTTCATAATATGATTCTGCTTTATTGTATGCATCTCTTTTAAGCAGTATCTGTTCAAGGGCTACTCTAATGTCTGACATTTTATCTCCTTAGATAGTTCAATTGTCTTGCAAATACTTTTGGAGCCTTATTATCTAGAAAATAAAGCACCCCTGATGTTACCGCATCAAGAACGTCATCATGTGATACCTTTGGGAAGGCATACATTTGCTCTTCTAAAGCAGGGAAATGTTCAGTATGTCTGACTTTACCTTGCTGATAGAAATTTAAAGCTTTTCCAGCACGTATTTGCTTAGATACTGTTTGCTTTATACTCCTATATTTTACAGGAATTTCTTTAAATACGTCTTGCCAAAGATCTCCACCCTGGTTTGTTTCAACATATATGACTCCTGGATCATAAATATCTACAAGTGCTGCTACCCTATCAGCTAATTCTGATGGGGAAACTTTTAATTGAAGTGCCTCTCTGACATATATATTGTCATCTTCGCCTCTACTTAATACAGCAATTCCCGTATAGTCAGAAATTTTAGTTTTAGTAACTGCTGGGTCAATTGAAATAATTGTATTTCCATACCATTCAATATCTTCAATAATAATATCTTCATATGTCCAGAAATTACCATCTGTATTTACAGGTCTATTCATATAGTTTTTAGCAAAGTCACGCATATGACGTTGTGACTGAAGCCACTCTAGAGACCACTTCTCAGGCCATACAGAGCGTTCTGAGCCACTTTCATCAGTAAGTATGGCTGGATAGTAGTGAACCTTCACGTTCTGGTCTGTAATCCATTTTAACTCCTGTGAATCATCTCCATCTGCATGCTTTCTAAATTGATCCATCATTGAATTAGGCATAGTAGTTGTTCCTACTATAATCATTCTGGCATATATATTCATAGGAGCAATATCATCAAATACAGTATTCATCTGTCTTCCTGCTTGATATTCAGAGTAATTCTTCTCACCTTTCTCAATATCATCAAGAATAATTAAATCTGGTCTTTGTCCGAATACTTTCTTTCCAAGAGAGTTAGTATCAATACCGTTAGCGTCAAATATAAAGTCATTACTCTGCACAATTCGCCAGGAATTAGATGCAAGAGACCTGCCAGTTGAATTAACAAGCTTTGGAGTACATAATTCAGGATAATCAGCTTTAAGGTATTCATTAGTTTCCAATTCATTTTTAAATGTCATCAAGTGAGTCTCAGCTTGACTAGCAGCATCTGAAAAGGCCGCAACAAATTTAATATGACCATGAGCGGCGGCCCACATAGGAAGAATTAAAAAGATCCAAGTAGATTTGCCACATTCTCTAGGTGCAATAAATGCATCTCTATGTTGTTTAGGAGTTGTTGGCTTAGTGATCCAATTCTTTCCATATTCAGCAAGATTCCAATGAAATTCAGATAATGTTATTTCACCAAGAGAATTCTTCAAATGATCTGGTAGATAAATGAGAGCAAATAGCATTGGGTCATATTTAGTTAATTCCCGTCTACCTTCAGAAAATGTTAGAAGTTGTGGATTAATTTCATTTAAATATTCCTCTATTGACTTACTATTCATTTATATTGTCCAAATTTTTTTAGAGCAAGGCAAAAAAATTGAAAGCTAAAATATTTTATTTGGGTGGTCGATCTAATTAACAAAAATTTATACCTACCTATTTAACAACCTTTAAACTATCTTTGATCATATTTGATCTAGCTTTGGCTTCATTAAGCATATCTACGATTGCTAAATCTGTGCCATCTTTAGATCTATTCTCATTAATGTTTGTAGATTTACCTTCAATTAGATTAATTGTTTGAATTGCTTTATGCAAGGCATTAGATAGTTTATTAATATCATCTGATGATAGATCTTCTTGGTATAGGGCTTCTACTATTCTATCCACCGCCGCCTGTGCGGCTAATAACTTCTCTTTATCTGTATAGAAAATGTCTAATTGTTTAGTCATATATGCTAATGTATTAGCAGTTGGCATTTCAACATTTCTCTGTTGATAGAATTTCTTAGCAGTATGATATGATTTGGGATAATTCAGCAATCTCATTGCTGGACCAATCCCCATTTCATTAGCAGTTTCTATAAATTCTGTTATTTGTTCTTCTGTAAATTTTGGATATGGCATTTAATTCCTCTCATGTCAACCAAATTGTCGACAAATCGCTTTATCTATATGTCCTTTTAGCATTAAATTGCTTTA